AAAAAGAAATACGTCTGCTTGCTGGGTATCGATCCGGCAAAAAGCGAAAAATGCAAGCCGTCCGAATGCCCTACTTGCGGCTGGGAAGCCGCCGAAGCAGAACGCCGGACGGAGTATCAGCAGGAACACGGCTTGACATTGTGCGACGACGGCTTACGCCGCTTGATTATTAAGAAGGGAGCAAATAACAATGATCGGAATTAACGAGGTTGCAAAGCAAATCCACGAAAACGCCGTTGAACACGGCTGGTGGGAGGAAGAACGGGGCTTCCCCGAAGTGCTGGCGCTTATTCATTCGGAAGTATCCGAAGCGCTGGAGGAATACCGCAACGGACGCGGCGCGACCGAAGTTTATTACGGCGAAAACGGCAAGCCCGAAGGTATCCCGATCGAACTTGCCGACGTTATCATTCGTATTTTCGACTATTGCGGTTACGCCGGAATTGACATTGACGCGGCGATCACGCAAAAGCACGAATACAACAAATCCCGCCCGTATCGTCACGGCGGGAAGAAGTGTTAATGATTGATCGAGCGGGTGAACCGCCCGAGGATGGAAAGGGGCTTTCAATATGACAGCAAACAAACACGGTATCGAGGTTAAAACGCAATTCACGCTGGGCGGGATCGCGTGGACGGTAATTCAGACGGCGGAAAGCTGGGTAAAGTGCATTGCTTCGGAGTGCGTCGAGGATCGCGCATTCGATGAAAAGAATAGTAACGACTTCGCCGCTTCTTCCCTTCGCCATTATCTGAATGGCGAATTCCTGCAAAAGCTGATCGAGGCGGGCGCGCCGGAAGAAGTGTTCGAGTATTTCAACATCGACTTGACGGCGGACGACGGCTTGAAGAAGTACGGCGGCGATCGCGTCCGGATCGGGCTTATCACTTGCGAGGAATACAGACTTTTCCGCGACAATATCCCCGCGCTTCCGGATCGCTGGTGGTGGACGGCAACGCCGGATAGTCCGGTAAATAATTTCGTCCGCTATGTCTACACGGACGGCACGTTGAGCATCTACAACGCGTACGTCGGCAGCTTTGGCGTTCGCCCGCTTTGTACTCTTAAATCTGAAATCTTGGTATCTTACTTATCCGGCGAAGGCAAGAAACGCGCTTCCGCGATCGATATGATGAAGCATATTGCGGCGGCTTGGAACGTGAAGCCGGAAGAGGTATTCGGAAAGGAAGGCGCAGGAAATGACAATGTTTGATTTTATAACAAATGCCTTTTATATGCTTTGCGGTATTATTTGCGTCGCCGTTTCGGTGCTTGTCGTTTTCGGCGTTGTGAACGCGATCTTGAAGGCGATCGGAAGGGGCGGGCGCAATGTCGGAAATAAGAATTGACGAAGAAACGTTGCTTCGTGCGGGTATCGGGATCGGGTACGCCTTCGCGCCATTCATTCGCGGTTTGCTTCAAGGCGTGGAGGATTTCGAGATCGAACGCGCCGCAATGGATATTCAGCAGGAACGCGACGCGCGGGAAACCGAAGAGGGCTTGAAGCGTCCGGCAGGAAAAACGCTGATCGGCGATTGCCGGAAGTGCTGGTGCGATCAATGCGCGATCCTTGAAACGTGCGTACACATTCGCGACGATGAAGCGCCGGACGGGGTGCGCCCGTTCCCTTGCGTCGGTTGCGGCGACGGAATGCGTTTCAGACCATGCGAAGAAGAGCGTTGCGCGGATTTCGTGCAGGGCAACGGCTATAACAACGGATAACAAAAAAGAAGCGTCCGGCGTGACGTTCCGGACGCTTCTTCCCTTAATTACATTGCCGTAAAAAGGAGCTATTCAATACAAATATTATAGCATTACGGCGGCTTTTTGTCAAGGAAGGCGGCTATTATGCAGAGGGTAAAAAGAAGGACATTTTCGGGCGTTGTTTGCGAACAAGAGGTTTTCAGCGTTTCCGATCGCTTGCAGGATTTACGCAAGGCAGAACCGCGCCAGCGCTTCAAGGACGACGCAGAGCGCGAACAACACCGGATCAATATTTCAAGACGAAAACACGTGCGGGCATTCAACGAAAATTTTTCCCCGCGTTCATTATATAGTACGCTTACGTTCGACACCGAACACGAATGCCACGAATACAGGGACGTAAAGCGAATTCGAGATTTGTTCGTTCGGCGGCTGAAATACGCTTATCCGGACGCAGTAATATTTATATATGTAGGACGGGGCAAAAGTACACAGCGCTTTCATATCCACATGGTATCGGACGGAGTACCGGAAGATCACATAAAAAAGAAGTGGGAGTTCGGAAGCGTTTTGCGGATCGATCACTTGCGGGAACACAATTTCTATAACGGGATCGATCACGGGCAGGATTACACGGGGCTGGCGAATTACCTTTTCGACCATTGGACACCGGAACAGGGTGGACACCGCTGGAAGCAGACGCGCAACGCACGGAAGCCGGATCAAGAAACGCCGACCGTCATAAAGCGCGAATACACGGAAGAAAAACCGCCGCGCCCGCCGAAAGGCTACATATTAGTGGAAACGAAAAGCACGAAGTACGGGTATCTGTATTTCAAATATGTATTAGAGCCACCGAAGCGAACGCGCAGGAAGGCGGCGAAGGACGGGACAAGCTGATTTTCGGATCAGCATATAAAAGCCTTGTAAATGTGTAAAGTTTGGGAACGAAGCCTTGCTTCGTTCAAGGATAGAGCCTTGAAGATTGATTTCGTTATTCCCCGTCGCCTGTTTTTCATAGATCACGAAGGCGGCAAGCTGTCAATGGGATCGTGGAATACCGGAGCGGCGCAACGCGGCGCGAGGATATGCCGCGAAAGCCCGTTGATAGATTGACGGCGGAGTGATAGCAACAGGGCGGCGACGGGAATAGAAATCAATCAAGGGTTATCCACAGTTTACGCGGGGATATGTGAATAACAGGGCGCGCCCGCTCATACGGGAAAGATTATTCCTTTGAGCCGTTCCCCCCAGCGGGGGGCGGAGGGGGGAGAAATATAGACACAGCACACGGAAAGGCGGTGATCGCGGGGTGCTGGAATTGAACAAGTTGTACAACATGGATTGTATGCAGGGAATGGCAGAGTTTCCGGACGGGTTCTTTGACCTTGCGATCGTTGATCCGCCTTACGGTATCGGAATAGACGGGCAAAAGAAGCGCGTATCCAGTAATCCGAAGCATAACCGGAAAGAGCATATCCGGAAAAGCTGGGATAAAGCGATCCCGCCGCCCGAATACTTCCGCGAACTTGAACGCGTATCAAAAGCGCAAGTGATATGGGGCGGAAATTACTTCGTTCCGTATCTGCAAGAGGGACACAAAGGATGGCTTGTATGGGACAAGGGGCAACACGGCTTGACAATGAGCGATTGCGAACTTGCGTATACCAGCTTTGACACGCCGACGCGCGTTTTGACAATGAACCGCGTTGAATTGCTGACCGAAGGGACGATCCATCCGACACAAAAGCCCGTGAAGCTGTATTTATGGGTTCTTTCCCTGTTTGCCCGAAAAGGAATGCGGATACTTGATACACACGCAGGAAGCGCAAGTTCGCTGGTTGCGTGTTATAGGCATGGCGGGCTTGATTTCGTCGGCTTCGAGATTGACGAAGATTATTTCAAGGCGGCAAACGAGCGGCTGGAACAAGAGCAAGCGCAAATCCGGCTTTTTGACCTATTGGAGCAGGAACAAGCGAAAGCGCAAAGAACGCTTTTCGACGAATAAAGGGAGGGCGAACAAATGCAAGGCAAAGAAACGGTATATCTTGCCGGAAAGATCACGGGCGATATTTTTTACCGCTCAAAATTTCGCGAAGCGCAAACGAAGCTGGAAGAAGCGGGCTTCATCGTCCTAAATCCGGCGCTTTTGCCTTCGGAGGGCTTCACGTACGAAGCATATATCCGTATGTCGTCCGCAATGCTTGACGAATGCGCGGCGGCTTGCTTCCTTCCGGATTGGATCGACAGCAACGGCGCGATCTATGAATTCGGCAGGGCAACAGCGGCAGGAAAGCGCGTCTTTATGTATGCGGAATGGGAGGTATCGCACAATGCAGAAAAATAAACTTCCAGTTCCGACCGAAGCACAAGAGCAAATGACGCTTTTTTCGTGGGCGGCAATGCAAAGTGGGAAATATCCCGAATTGAATTTGCTTTATCACGTGCCGAACGGCGGAAGCCGACACAAAGCGGAAGCTGGGCGACTTCGGGCGGAAGGTGTAAAAGCGGGCGTTCCCGATCTATGCTTGCCCGTTCCGCGCGGCGGCTTTCATGGGTTGTATATCGAGTTGAAGCGGCTTCGCGGCGGAAGAATAAGCGAACATCAAGCCGAATGGATGGAAGCGCTTATGCGTCAAGGCTATTGCGTCGCCTTGTGCGAAGGCTGGGAACGAGCGGCGGAAACAATCATCGAATATTTAGGGGGTGAAACACATGGCTAAAACGATCGAATTGTCGGCAGACGCAATTAACGCGTTGACCGAAGCCGCCCGCGCTGGTGCTTTTGAAGGGAGCGCAACAGCAACGGGCGGATACACAAATTATTTCAAGGCAATGGAACTTCTGCTTTTCAACTTCAAGAAGCTGGAAGCGCTTGTCGCAGATGAAGAAGCATATTGCGAAGTCGAGTATCACGCAGGGCGCAAGACCTTTTCGGCAATGCCAAAGGCGGCGGGATACACAGAGCGCAAGACCGAAGCGGAAATCGTGGAGGAAATGCAGGAGGACAAGCGCCGACATTACAGGGAAACGAAGTACGGCTTCGAGAGATTGAAGAAGGCTATTTCGCTATTTGAGAAGCAAAAAGAATTCGTTGTGATCCGGCTTTACTATTTCGGGGAGGATATGAACGGCAATCCCCGCGCGGGCGGTACTGCAACATGGGAAGAGGTTGTCGAAGTGCTGGACGCGGCGGGCATTCTGAAAGACGTAAAGACGGCGCGCCGCTGGCGCAACAAGATAGTAAACGATATGGCAGTATGTATATACGGCATTACAGCGGCGGCAAGCGCGGCAACATACCGGAATAGGGTTCAGCAGGGTAATTGACAATGCCCTATTCGCGCCCTATTCGCGCCCTTGTGAATGCCCTGTTTATCTGCTATAATCTTTACGATGAATTTTTGCGAACGAGAATAGCGCACAAATAAGCCTTTTGTGGAGTGATCCGCAAAGGGCTTTTTGTTTTATTGCAGGAAGGGGGCGGACAGCGTGAAGCCGTGGGCAGAAAGGTTTTACAATAGCGACGGCTGGCGGACGTGCCGCGACAGCTTCTTGAAGTCGAAGGGCTATTTGTGCGAACGTTGTTCAACGCCGGACAATCCCGTTGTCGCAAAGATCGCACATCACAAAACATACTTGACGAAGCAGAATATCAACGATCCGTACATAACGCTTTCGTGGGATAATCTCGAAGCGCTTTGTCAAGATTGCCACAACAAAGAACACCACCGAAACGATGAAAAGCGGCGATATGCTTTCGACGAGGCGGGCAACATCATATCCCCCCCTATTCGCAAAAAGAAATGGGAGGGTTCGACACCGAGGGCGGGCGCTTAATTTTACTCCGCACGGGCGCGCATAACGGGTGTACACGTAAAAGGGGGTGTGGGCTTGCCGGAAGGGGGCGATATTTATGGCGACAAAAAAGGAATTGACGAAAGAACAGAAAATCAAAAAAGAGATTTCCCGATTAAAGCGGGTTTTCAAAGACTTGGACAAAAACAAGTTGCAGACCGTCGAAAGCCTTATTCGCAACGCCGCATTTATGGCGGTATCCCTTGAAGAACTGCAAGAAATCATCAACGAAGAGGGATACACCGTCGAATATCAAAACGGGGCAAATCAGAGCGGGACAAAGCAAAGCGACGCGGTGAAAACACATATCGCAATGACGAAAAATCACGCCGCGATCATTAAGCAGTTGTCCGATCTTGTGCCGCCCGAAAAGAAAAAGGAAAGCCGCTTACAGGCGTTGCGGGACGAATGAATATGCCGTTTTCGAACTTCATTTATGAGTATTTCGACGGCATAAAGACGGGAAAAATCATCGTCGGCAAGTGGGTTCGGCTTTTGTATGAATACATCGTGCAGGGGCTTCAAGATGGGTTGTTCACGTTCAACGCGAAGAAGGCAAACAAGGCAATTCGCTTCATCGAAAACTTTTGCCATCATTGCGAAGGGCGCACAGACCTTTTGAAACTGGAATTGTGGCAGAAAGCCGCCGTTTCAATCATGTTCGGGATCGTCGATCCGGACGGAATGCGCGTCTTTCGTGAAGTCTTTATTGTTATCGGACGAAAGAACGGCAAAACGCTTTTTGCGTCCGCCGTTATTGCATATATGGCATATCTTGACGGCGAATACGGCGCGAAAATCTATTGCCTTGCGCCGAAGCTGGAACAAGCAAATATCGTTTACGACAACTTCTTCCAGATGATAAAAAAAGAACCGGAATTGTCCGATCTTTCGCAAAAACGCCGTTCGGATATTTACGTTGAAGAGAGCAACACGGCAATAAAGCCGCTTGCGTTCAACGCGAAAAAGTCGGATGGCTTCAATCCGCATTTAGTCGTAAACGATGAAGTCGCGTCATGGCGCGGCGACGGCGGCTTGAAGCAGTACGAAGTCATGAAGTCGGCGCTGGGCGCGCGCCGCCAGCCGATGATCCTTTCAATCAGCACGGCGGGATACGAAAACGACGGTATTTTCGACGAACTTATGAAGCGATCGACCGCGTTTTTGAAGGGCGGAAGCAAGGAACGCCGCCTTCTTCCCCTGCTTTACATGATCGACGACGTGGAAAAATGGAACGACCTTGAAGAACTGAAAAAGGCAAATCCGAACATGGGCGTTTCCGTTTCGCCGGATTTCTTCAAAGAGGAAATCGCCGTCGCCGAAATGAGTATGTCAAAGCGGGCGGAATTCTTGACGAAGTATTGCAACATCAAACAAAATTCTTCCGTTGCATGGCTTGATTACGTCGTTGTTGACGGCGCGGGCGTTAGCATGAAGCTGGAGGATTTCAAAGACAGTTACGCCGTGGGCGGTATTGACCTTTCACAAACAACAGACTTGACAGCGGCTTCCGTCGTGATCGAACGCGGCGGCGTTTTGTACGCCTTCGCACAATTCTTTATGCCAGCGAACAGGCTGGAAACCGCGCAAGCGATCGACGGCGTACCGTACGACATATTCGTAAAACAAGGCGTTTTGAAACTGTCCGGCGAAAACCACGTCGATTACAGGGACGTTTACGAATGGTTCGTTTCCCTTCGGGAACAGTACGGAATTTATATCTTGAAAATCGGGTATGACCGCTATTCGGCGCAATATCTGATTGACGAATTGAAGGGCGCGGGCTTCCAAACGGACGACGTATGGCAGGGTGAAAACCTTGCGCCCGTGATCCGCGAATTCGAAGGCATTATCAAGGACGGCAATTTCAAGATCGCCGATAACAATTTGCTGAAAGCGCATTTCTTGAACGTTGCTTTGAAGCACAACATGGAAACAAGGAAATTCCGTCCGGTAAAGATCGAACAGCGGGCGCGCATTGACGGCTTCGTTTCCGTGATCGACGCGCTGACCGTTCGGCAGAAATACTATACAGAGATCGGCGAAATGTTACAAAATGCGGGGTGATAACAAAATGGGAGTATTTGAAACAATCTTCCGGAAGCCGAAAGCCGACATACAGGCGGAAGGCTATTTCAAAATGCTAAACGGGTACACGCCCGTTTTCAGCAATGCGCCGGAAAGTATTTACGAAATGGAGTTGACGCGCGCGGCGATACATTCGTTCGCGTCCTTCGCGTCAAAACTGAAACCGGAAATCAGCGGCACAGCGTACAAAAACCTTGAAAGGATACTGCAATTCAAGCCAAATCCGTTTATGGATACATCGAAGTTCATTTACCGGATCGCAACGATCCTTTCGGTGAATAATACGTGCTTCATTGTGCCGCTTGAAGATGAATTCGGCGGGATCGTGGGGTATTATCCCCTTCTTCCCCAGCGTTGCGAAGTGATCGAGTATCACGGCGCGCCGTTTTTGCGGTACACATTCGCAAGCGGGCAGAAAGCCGCAATCGAATTCGAGCGCGTCGGCGTACTGACGCAATTTCAGTATCAAGACGACTTCTTCGGCGAAAGCAACGCGGCACTTCGTCCGACAATGCAGTTGATCCACACACAAAATCAAGGCATTATTCAAGGCGTGAAGAATTCGGCTTCGATCCGTTTTCTTGCAAAAGTCGCGAATATGTTAAAGCCGGAGGATATAACCAAAGAGCGAAAACGCTTCACGGCGGATAACCTTTCGGCGGAAAATCAGTCTGGAATGGTGATTTACGATAGCAAGTTTGCGGACGTGAAGCCGATCGAAAGCAAGCCCTTTACCGTGAACGCCGCGCAGATGGCGCAGATCAACGAAAACGTCTTTAATTACTTCGGTACAAACGCGGGTATCCTGCAAAACAAATATACCGAAGATGAATGGAACGCGTATTACGAAGGCAAAATCGAGCCTTTCGCGATCCAGCTTTCGCTGGTTATGTCGAATATGACATACACGCCGCGCGAACTGTCCTTCGGAAATGCAATCACATTCACGGCGAACAGGCTTCAATACGCTTCGAACGCCACAAAGCTGAATATCAGCACACAACTTTTTGACCGTGGCTTGTTGAGCCGTAACGGCGTTATGGATATTTGGAACATGGCGCACGTTGACGGCGGGGACAAGTATTATATTCGCAAGGAATACGCGGAAGTATCAGAATTGGGAAAGGAGGTTGTACCAAATGCCAGTAACGAAGGATCGGGAGTACAGAGCAATGATCCAGCCGCTGTTGATCCCGCAGGAAAAGAAGGAACAGAGGATTGACAGCGAATATTACGTCGAAGGATACGCGACAACGTTTGACAAGCCCTATTTGCTATACGAATGGGACGGAAACAAATATTACGAACGTATCGACAAAAACGCCCTTGTCGGCGCTGATATGTCCGACGTGATTATGCAGTTCGATCATGGCGGGAAGGTGCTTGCCCGCCTTTCCAACAAGACGCTGGGCGTTGAAATCGACGATCACGGGCTTTTTGTGTTCGCTGACTTGTCGAAATCACGCGCGGCGCAAGATATGCACGAAGAGATCAAAAAC